GGTGAGATCCTGCACCGCCTAGCGTCCACCTTCGGCAGCCAGGCAAGCGAATATATTGAGCTGCACAGCCAGCATCTGCACATGACAGGTCATTTGGACCAGGATCTTGACCGCAACCGCGATCAGGCATTTGCGGCGCTTAGTGAGGAAGAAAAGGAACTGGATGAAAAGATCATCAAGTACCGGAAGCGTCACCTGGATGCGACAGTTGAAGAGATGGCCAGGGAGTTCAAAGTGAGCGAGAACCGCATCCGCAAAAGGGTGGCATATCTGATCGAGAAGGGGCGCTATCCGATCAGGCGCACCATTGACATCATCCGCAAGGAGAATGAGCCAGCACCGGCCAAAGATGTGGTGATCGAGATGCGCTACCGATACGCCTGGGCCGATGGATTCAGCAATGCGGACAAAGCGACCAGCCGGGAGTTCTGCAAGATCATGCTGGACATGGCGGCGGCTGGCAAGGTGTACACGCGAGAGGAGATCAATCAAATCAGTCAAATCATGGGGTACAGCGTTTGGTCGCGCAGGGGTGGATGGTATCGGCAACCTGGACCTGCGGACATCCGCACGCCGCAGTGCCGCCACGTGTGGGAGCAGATCAGCGTAATCAGAAAGGGCAACACAATAACTGCAGTACGATGAGCAAGGCACTATTCATATCCGAACAAACGCTGCTTGACAATAGCATCGTGAACGAGAACGTCAGCTACACGATGATCCGGCCAACGCTGATCAAAGTGCAGGAGATGCGCATTCAACCGATTGTTGGATCGCCGCTTTACAATCAAATCAAAGCGCAGATCATCGCCAGCACGGTGAGCGCGTTAAATCAAACGCTGCTTGAGGACTACATCCAGCCGGCACTTGTGCAATGGCTGCAGTTTGAACTGCCGATGGTCCTGGCGTTTAAGTACATGAACAAAGGAATGGACCGCAGGAGTAGCACGGAAAGCCAACCGATGAACGTGGATGAAATCACCCGGCTGATGGATAGAACCAAGAGCGATGCGGAGTGGTATAGTGAACGTATCACCAGGTATCTGATGGAGAACCGCACCGACTATCCGCTGTTCAACAGCCCAACGGTGGCCATTGACACGATCTATCCAAACGCGCAGAACTACCGAACTGGGATGGTGCTGGATCGTGGCTACAGGATGCGCGGCATTGGCTTGGATATGCCATACGGCTACCGCGATGAAGGATGGTACGGATGCGATAACTGCTAAGATGGGAGCGCACAAGAACAACGTAATAAAACTGCAGAAATATGTGGGTAAGCATCAAGAATGCGCTAATGACCAGGGCGGTCAATCATCCGCAGGTCAACAGCTTCGGGACCGGAGATCCGATCGCCATCGGGACGGACAATGTAATCAACCTAAGGACCAGCGATAGAGATCGCATCGCCTATCCGTTAGTATTTGCCGACGTGCTGAGCGCTCAAGCCGGGAGAGGGATCATCACCTTGACCGTGCAGTGCTACTGGATGGACCGCGTTGAAGATCTGCGCAACCTGGACACGACGGTGACCGGAAGCGTGGTGATCAGGTGGACGGACAATGAAGACGAGGTCTTGAGTGATCAGTTGCGCACGGCTCAGGACTTTATTGCATCGCTGACCAATGATCCGTCCGTGACCTGGACGCTTCAGGATAGTGTGAGCTTAACGCGATTTGTGGAGGCCAGGGATGACAAGGTAGCCGGGTGGACTGCGGCATTAAATTTTGACATCCCGTGGGGGCATTCCGTTTGTGAAATTCCGACCTAAAGTATATTTCTAAAAAACAACAATATGAGTACAGTATCGCAGGACATGATGACGGATGGACTAAACATCCGGGTCGTTGGTAATACAGGAACAGGTGCAAGTGCAGCATCGCTGACCAATCAGAAGATCAAGTTCATCGTGATCAATTTAGCCGGCACTACGATCAGCACGCTGACAGATGAGTTAGACCGCAACTTGCTGACATTGCTAGGATTCACAAGTTCATTCCAATGGCAAACCGGCATGATCGTAAGAGCGCCACAAGGCTTGACCATTAAGGCGGTGACCGTGGCGGGTGGCAATTTATTGGCATACAGCGAATGATAATCGGCTACGCCATACCTGCCGTGCAGAAGTTCCAAGGCGCGGCATACAAGTCGCTGTACTACCAAGCGTTGGAAATCAGCAAAGCGGATGGTGCTACGCCCGACGAAAACCCATGCTTACTTGCCAGGGGCGATGAGCTGTACCGGGCGGGAGTAGGTGCAGTTCCTTCCGTGTTGATCGTGCCGCAGTTTGTCAAGCCTGGTGCTGTTTACACGCAGATCCCAACGCCAACGCTTGAGGGTGGTGACTTTGATCAGTTTACCTTCACGCGAGCGACCACCGCCACGCGGGTGAATGCGAGTGGCTTGATTGAGAGTGTTGCTTCGGGCGTGCTTCGCTTGGACTACCCGATTGGAGGCGGTTGCCCAGCGGCGTTGATTGAGCCTGCTGCGACAAACTTTGCTCGTTGGGTAAATGAGATGACTGGACAAAATGTCCCTGCGGCATCAGGTGGAATGACCATTACAACAGGCAGCACTGACTTTCTTGCTCCTGATGGAACAAGTGGCAGTATAACCAAGTATGTAGGCGGTAACGCCAGTGGAGTTTCGCAACAGGCTTATTATACTGGCGGAATTACTGTTACCGCTTCAGGCGCTCACACTTTTAGTATGTTTGTAAAGCGCGGGGAAACAAACCCATTGACTTTTTGTGCTTTACAGTTCGCTTTGTATACTGGCGGTAGCGGTACAGCAAACTCATATTTCAACCTCGAAAGTGGAACTGCTTTAACTGCAGGTGCAAGCATTCAAGATTACGGAAATGGATGGTATAGGCTTATTTCAGCACCATACACTATTGCATCAGGCGATTTGAGTGGTAACCTTATATTTAGTATGGCAGAAGCCGACAATGATATAAATTGGCCAGCATCGGGCGCACTTGGGCTAACCGCTTACACTTGGGGCGCACAATTTGAAACAGGCGCAATCCCTACATCGTACATCCCCACGACAACCGCATCCGCAACCCGCAACGCGGATGTTTGCTCCGTGTCGGGGGTGAGTGGGTATATCGGGCAGACCGAAGGCACGATTTATGCGGAGGTGGATTTTTCAAGAATAGGAAAAGTCGCTGCAAGAGTTTTAGAGTTGACCGACGATACAATAAACAACAGAATTTTAATTGCTTTTGGAAGTGACACAACAATAATAACAAGGTTAACAACCGCAACGGTAGAACAAGCCTCTTTTATAGCTACGGTTTCATTTGGTATTTTAAAAATAGCTTTTGCTTATAGTTCTGCTGGATGCGTTTTATTTGTTAATGGAATAAATGCTGCTTCTAATTTAAGTGCAACAATACCATTATGCAACAAAATTAACATAGGGTCAACTTTTGCTAATTCATCACAACTCAACGACCGCATCCGCGCCGCCGCTATCTACACCACAAGGCTATCGAATGACCAACTTGCATCACTCACCCGACTAACGTAATGGCTACATTCAGGAAGTACAAATGGAACACCCAAGCCGAGTTTGAGGCTTTCTATCAACTATCGCAACCCGATGCCACCTGCGTGGAGTTGGGCGAAATCGACAACACTTACTGCGTTGACCTGCTGTGGAATGACCAACCCGATGCAGATTGGGAGCAATTTGAAGTTTGGCCTGAACCTGTCGGCGTACACACTTTTCTTGGATGGGACGAAACTTACACCAATGAATACAATGAAAGACTTCCTAAATAGCATCGGCATCAACATCGGATTGACCATCGCAGGCTTCCTTGGCTCGCTCCTGCTTCTACCCAAACAGCGGAATTGGAAGTTGCAACTGGTCAGCGTGTTTTCAGGCTCGCTATGCGCCACCTACCTCGCACCTGTGATAATTGGATTTCTGAACATCAACGCGCCAAACATCCAGTACGGCTTGGCTTTCTTGGTGGGATTTAGTGGAGTAAAAATTGCCGAGGTGTTGGAGGCAAAAATCCTAAAAACCCTTACCAGTGATAATAACGCGGAACGCGGCTAACATCCACACACTCGCCTACACAGGTGACGAACTGAACTTACTACTTATCAGCGACCTGCACTGGGACAACCCGAAGTGCGACCGCGACCTGCTTAAACGTCACTTGGACGCGGCAAAAGCGAAGGGCGCAGGAATCATCGTCAATGGCGATTTCTTCTGTTTGATGCAGGGCAAAGG